TTCCCGACGGATTGCCACCCGGTATGACATTTCCATACATGTCTGTCGTCAAATTCACTTCGTATATTGTCTTGTTCGCACCCCAAAATTCGTGGGTATCAATTCTATATTGAGTCATCCATATCTCCAAGATTACTCAATATTTAGTCATTTTTTACAACCAGTCTATCTGCTATAGAATAAAACATCATTGCTGTAGATTCATTTCCCATGAATTTGACATACATACCTTGAACCACAGCTAGAAGAGAACCATTTATAGCTAAAAATTCTTCGCGCGTTTTGGCGCGATCCAATATTACATGCGCGTCATCCATTGTATTACGCATCAATTCTTGCAAATTTTCCATTCAATACTCCTAAATTCTTATATGTCTTCTTTAACAATCTTTTCATTACGGGATGATGATTCTCAAATTGTCTTTTGTATATTTTCAATGTTTGAGAATTATCCCACCCATATCTATGCACCTCAATAGCAATATCATAGGAGTATGCATCGATTTCATCCCTCTCAGCTAAATATTGTTTCTCCTTGCTACCCGTGCGACACATTGAAAATGAATCCATAGACAACTCATCTCTTTTCAAGTATTGCTGATGATGTATGTACTCATGTTGTATAGTTTGAGCAAGATAAAACCTGAATTGATCTGGATTTTCTATATTGATCATTCCCTTGCTTTTCTTTGGAATGATCAATAGTATTTCTATCTTTTGCAGTTCCTCAATATAAAATCCTGCAATAGTGTAATCTTCATTATTCAGATTACCTGTTCTTTCTATATTGAACTTTACATTATCAAATAATTTTGACACTCTCTTCTTCAACTCAATAACATTTGTCTCCCCTTTTGGTATATCTATGCCATTGAGAAGAAGAATGAGAGTGTCGAAAATAAACATTTTATTCTAGAAAAAAATTCGGAGTAAAACCATCAAAACCACCCCCAGACATGAGATGCATAACCATCGAAATTGCATCATCTTCAAAAACATATTCTGCAATAATTTGATCCGTTTGTGTCTCTATTACATTCCATGTAAACGTATCATCATTATGCTGAAAAAGTTCATAATAATAATTTTCAATTGCCATATTACACCTTCAATCCTGAGTTTTTGAATTTACTTTTACCGAATGAAGAATTTATTAACTTGCTCGCAGTAGCATCATCAATTCCTTTCCGTTGCTGTCCTGAATCCTGAATATCATCTTGTGCAGATTGTTCAACATCATACAAACGCATCTTTGCACGATCAATCCCTAAAACAAATCTCTTGTTTGCTGTCGGATCATTATATCGATTCTTCAACTGCTTGACCATAATCTGATTCAATGCTTCTAACTCTTCAGTCGAAATCAAAGCTGCCATGAAATCTGCTGTCGCAGGAAGACCAAACGATTCTGAAGTATCAGTCAACTCAACATCCGTACTAGCAAAGCCAGATCTGGTTGTCTGCGTAGCCGACACAATTGGTACCTTGAACTCAACTGCCAAACCACGAAGTTCTTCGGCAATCGCCTTGATATAAGTGTACGAATTGATATTCGATCCTGGCTTTACTCTGGCTGAACAGCAAATATTCAAATAATCAATGAATATTATATCTGGACGGAAACTCTTTTTCAACATCAACTCATTCAACAATGTTCTAAAATGAGTGGTGGAAGCAAGAGCAGTCGGATATTCCTTGATGATCAACTTTCCAACTGTACTGCGACGAACCTTCTCAACCTTCTTATCATATACATCTTTAGGTAGAGAAGACAAATCATCAAGAGTTACATTAAGTAGATTTGCATCGATACGCTCCGCAATCTTTTCTTCAGCCATTTCCATGGTGACATATAGAACATTGTATCCCTGAACCAGACATGCTGATGCAACATGACACATGAACAATGATTTACCAACACCAGTACCTGCAAGAAAGATGTTTAGAGTCTTTGCTGGTAGACCACCCTTCGTAATCTTGTTCATGAAATCAAGATCAAAAGGAATCTTCTTTTCCGTCTTGTGATAGAAATCATACCGCGCATCCGAGTCATTCAAATAATCATGACCGACATGACTATCAAAGCTGACTGCAAGTGCATCGGAAAGAATTTGAGGAATGGCACCCTTGTCTTTTGTAGACTTAGAGTTTTGATCAAGAATACCAATCGATTCAAGAACAGCATTATAAATGGCTTTCTCCTGACAAAACTTCTCAGTCTTGTCAATCAACCATTGCTGCTCGCTCTTCTCTTCCTTGATATCTTCAATACCACCAATCACATTGATTGCAGATTTGATTTCTTCTTCCTTAAGATTAGGAAGATTGTTGATATTGATATGAAGAGCCTCTAGAGTTGGAAGAGCATTGTATTGCAAAATGAATTCTTTTACATGCTGAAATACAAGCTTCTCCGACCTATCAGTGAAGTAGGAATCATTTAGAAACGGTAGAACCTTTCTTGCGTACTCTTCGTTTTGTGTCAGGTTCTTCAATATGGTTGTCTCCAGTCTCTTCATGCTCTTTCGCCTCTCTTTCTATACCAGCGATTATGATCGCATTCAGGATTGCACCAAGTGTATCCGTGAATTTTTGATTGCCTTGAAGTTTGTTTGGATCGTGTTTACCTGGAGTTATTATATCATATTCGAAGTCAATTGTATATGTACCATCTTGATTTTCCTTGTCAGCTACGCTAACTTTTCCAAATCTAAATGATACGCCTTTATATTTTCCAGTAAGAATCTTTAGAGCCACCATTCTACCGTCGTTTTTATTATTATGATCAGGATCAATATCAAAGTCTTTGTCTATGACCATAGTTTTCTTGAATAACTTACTGATCGCTTTCGTTACCATCTTCCGCCACCTTTGTCTTTCCATACAAAAATTCATTTTTGCAATGTTCATTGATTTGATCAAGAATCTCCTGAGTGAAATACTTCTCCGGATTCTCTAGAATGTTCTTTTCGAACAACTTGGTTCCATTTGGCAGCTCAAGACGAGTAGATATTTTCTTGATGATACCAAACTTCAACGCAAGATCCAGTAGTCCATAATACTTGTCAACACCCGTCTCATAGCGAAGAAGCGTCTCGACAACTTTGTCTGCAATCGTCAAACGGCTCTTTTGCAGCTTGCACTTGACAATGTTTCCGACAACTTCATTGTCTACCTTTTCCTTCTTCTTTGAAAGAAAAACAATCGTAGATGCTGCATATTCAAGTCCCGAACCACCACCCATCTTCTTGGTCGGAATATAAGAACCGACAACATCATATGTATGATTGGTAACAAGCAAAGCTACCTTGGCTTTTCCAAGCTTCAATGTAATGACACGAAATGCGCCACGAATAAGCTGCGCTCTCGTCATGTCTCGCGTATCTTTACCATCCGTGATGTCAGCAATTTCTTTTTCTGTCGAAAGATTACCAAGTGAATCAAGAACCATAATCATTGGAGGACGATTAGCAGCTGGTGTTTCCATATACTTGTCAAGAATCTTCACGCATTGTGTGCGAAATTCTTGAATTGTCGTAACAGGAATAATGTGAACGCGACGAGCATCGATGTCACGATCAATGAACATCTGTTTGGTCAAAGCGGATTCTGACTCGAAATACATCACTCCGCCGTTTGGATTATCGATAAGAAACTGCTTGACCACATTCAATGTATAGAATGTCTTTCCCGTAGCAGGTTCACCAGCAAGTGCTGTGATCTTGTTGTCGGGCAATCCGCCATAAATTGAACCTGACAATAGAGCATTTAGTGCATATGAACCTGTGCCGATATAACCTGTAACATCACCAGCTTCAATACCATCATCAACGAGAGCTGCGTATTCATTACCAGCTTCTTTGATTAGATCAGAAAAAATATTATTCATTCAAAACTCCTATGAAATATTATCTATTATATCTTAACTAAAGAATGAAGTCAAATCAGAAGCCTCTTCTGTCTTCCATCCAACACAATCTAGAATGATTTTAATTGGTTCAATGAATGCCTTTTCAAACTGCATATCATAATCTACGAATCTATGTAGATCGAATTCTTGAGGAAGACGACCGGGATATGAGATGACAGTTTCGTTTACTATGTTTGGTAGCTTCAAATATGTAAAACGTAGCTTTTCACCTTCTTGTATCTTTGGATACTTCTTTGATAGCTGCTTCTTCTCCAAAAGATTGTTATAGATCAACGCACCCTTGACATGAATTGGCGTACCCTTTTTGTAGATGGATGCAGGATCCGAATATTCTTTTAGTCCATTGACGCCACGAGGAAAAGAGATTTCTTCTGGCGGCAACTTTGAAAACTCCTCGCGGAAATTCTCAATGAAGTTCTGAACATCGCTTTCCGTGCCTTGAATAATAAGTTCAATCACATCCTTCATCTTCTCGCGAATAGCCGAAGGAGTGGATGACTTGATCATTTCCAGGCCCATCACCTTCAACTTTGGCTTTGCATATTGAACGCCTTCATTATTATAGACGTTCATGATGTATCGCTTCTTCGCAGTCCAAATTCCACGATCAGCCAAAGCTTCTCGCTTCATTTGCATCTTTTGGGCATATGCGTTTACATAGTCAGCAAGATTGTTATAGCTTTCATCAATAAAAGGTTGGATCTTATTTTCACAGATCTTATCCATGAAGGAGATGATTCGTGAAGCTGCTGTTGCTTCAAAACTATCCGCAAAAGAGCGACGTACAATTTCGTCAAGCGTAAGATAAATACTATCTGTATCTGATGCGACAACATAATCAACATTCTCCGTCTTCAACAACTTATTCATATATTCATTGATACGTAATTCAATCCACCGAATAGACAATTGTCCAGCAAGCGTGATTGCTTCAGCAATACGAATATCGAAGAATCTAAAATATTGATTACCCATTGCACCATAAGCCGAGTTTAACGAGACTTTCTTGGCCAACTGTAGATTGTTATATCTGGCAATTCGCTTTTCAATCTCATATCTTTCATCTTCTTTTTTGCATGTCTCAAGTTCTTTCTTAGCTTCAATCGCCTTCTTCTTGTACACAGAACGATCATCATACATCTTCTGCATCATCTCTGGAAGAAAACCATATTTGTCCACACGAAATAGTTGCTTATTCGGGGTTAGAGTAACTTTCTCTTCCTTAAGAACAGATGTGTTCACCTTTTGATTAAGCAACTGATCTACTGTTATCCTTTGCGATAGAATGGACATCATCTTGTCTGTGTAATCGCTTGGTTCGACAAGAGTCTCTGGTGAGAGGTTATACTGCATGATTAGATGGGGATAAAGCGAATTAAGGTCGAAACTTGCCATCCAATTGTGCATACCAATGATTGGGTCTTTTACGAATGCACCCTCATAGGCAGCATTCTTTTCATTGTCATTCTTTGGCGGAATGACGATGTTCTTCTTTCGTAGATGATTATAGATGAGTGCATCCCACATGCGAACCTGTGAGAACACATCGTCATAATTGGTCTTCGAATCATATGCGAGAGTAAGTGCCAGTTCAATCAGCTTCAACTTGTCGTCAATCTTTTCAACAAGTTTAACGTCATGAATGTTATACTCTATAAACTTCTGATAGTTCTCGCGGTATAGATGATGAAGATTGTCATACTCTTCATACGAGATCTTCTTCTCACCAACTTCAATGTTGGCAATATGATTTAGCTTATATGATTCTTGAGATGCTCCACCAGGAGCAAACTTACGATAGAGTTCGATGTAGTCGAGAGTTGATATTCCAAGAATATCATAGAAACCCTTCTCGCGACCCATGACTGTATTTGTTCTCTGACTTACACGACCCCAAGGAGAAAGCGTAAACATTGCCTTTTCGCCAAGCAATCTGCTAATGCGATTGACGAGATATGGAATATCAAAGAACTTGACACTCCATCCAGTAATAATGTCAGGATAATTCAAAGTCCAGAGATCGAGAAATCTCTTTAG